GCTGGATACCGTATAGCTGGGGGGGTCGGGACTACCGAGTCGGGCTCGCAGGCGAGAAGCTGCTGTGGACGCCGAAGCATCGTATTTTCAGGCAGCTCCAGGGCGAGAGCTGGTCGAGCGTGTTCAAGGGAATAACGTCAGCGTTGGAGGATAAGCTCAATGGGCGATCTCGTAACGCAGCTTGAAAAGGTGGCGACTCAGTTCGCTAAACAAAGCGAAGGTTTCGCGAAGACATCTACTTACTATATACAGGCTGATGCTGTGCGCGTTCTTCTGCAAGCGGCGGCGCGAGAAATAAAAAGACTGAACCGTGAGTGTCAAGACGCTTATGGTCTTTTGCAGGAGGCGACGCGAGAGATGGAGGCGACGCGAGAGCGTGAGGAGAAGCTCAATGAGTGATCTCGTGATGCGGCTTGAGACGGCGGCGGCCAAGTGCGATCAGCGCGTCAGGCAGCATATTGGAATAGGATACCCACAAGAATTGGCCGACATGCGCGAGCTTTTGCAGGAGGCGGCGACGCGGATTAAGGAGTTGGAGCGTGATTTGTTTAGAGCGCGAGGCGGGCATGACTGATCAAGACGCCCAGTTTTTCGCCGATCATCCCGATCGCCGGGCGCGCATTCGCTTGCCCGCGAAGAAGTTCGCGAAGAACCGCCAGCGCGCGGTGGGTGTCGTGGACGAGATGGAGGCTGAGTTCAGGACGCTGGGCGACCACAACCGCGATCGCAGGCGCGTTTTGGTGTGGAGAGTGCCGGAGGGCAACCCGTTCTACGACCCCGCGCGACGGCCGCTTCTCAAGATTCCCTTCCTGCTCTTTGCCGACGAGACCGTCGAGGACACCGACGAGGTGCTGCTCCCTTTGGTCCACCAGATCATGGTGGACGCGGCGAAGGAACACGGGATGGTGCGCTAGTGCCTAAGATCGACACGGCTTTTACGATTAAGGATCGCGTCTATGTGGACGGATGTAGGGAACTTGTCGGGGTGATAACGGCGGTGCATTATCGCAGTCCGCAACAGGTTTCTTACGAGGTGTCGTGGGTGTGTAATGGCAAAGCCGAGAGTTCGCTAATTGAGGGCTGGCGGTTGACGGATGTAAAATGAAAATTACCAAGACCGAGGCCAAGTATCAGGATAACCCGAAGGCGCTGCATAAGTGCGAGGGCTGTTCCATGTTCAGGAAGCCGGATTTGTGCACCCTCGTCGAGGGCAGGATTTCCGCGCATGGGTGGTGTCGGCATTGGGAGAGGAAGGACAAATGAGCTGGACCCAGCCGGTCTATTCCTCCCACGTCGCCGAGGTTGGTTACGACAGTGACTCAAACGAGCTTCTCGTGACGTGGCAGAGTGGTCGTGTCAGCGCCTACGTGGGTGTGGCCGAGGAGCTTGCTGTGCAGATAGCGAACGCACCGTCGGTGGGGCAGGCGCTCAATGCGCAGGTCAAGAACGTTTATTCGCACCGCTATGTGAGGTAAAAAGCGTTCATGGCTTTTCAGCAACTGGTTGAAGCTCTGTACATGTTTTACCACAAGCCTACCGTCATAGGGCTTGAATTGCCAACGCGTCAAACCAAGAAAGGAAAGCTGATGCCGAACTACGAGCTGCCGAACGACGAGATCGATACCATCACGATCAAGACTCAGAACGCGGCTGGTACAACCGAGCCGGTTCCGACCGGGGACGTGTTCTCGGTAACTTCCAGCAAGCCGGCTAGCCTCGGTACTGCGGTTGGGACGGACAAGGGCGGTAATCCCGCCATTGTTCTCACACCACTCGTGCAGGTTTCACCGGGGATCACGGTCACCGTGTCTGACACGGCCGGATTGAAGGTGGCGACGCTGGTCGTGGATATCGTGCAAGACGTGACACCGAGTAACATCGTACTTGATACGGCTGACGCTACGCACGTTTCTCAGCCCGTACCGGCTAGCCCCGGTCCCTAGTTCGTGGCTGACGAGCAGCCCAAGCCTCCCTCCAACGCGGAGTTCTTTCTCCGCGTTGCCGAGGAGATCGACCGCAACGTGGCCTCCGGCTTTGGCGGCGCGTTCGTCGTGGTGCCCCCGAAGGATTGCGGCAACTCGATCGCGACCGTCATCCTCGACGCGCGGCAGGACGGGATGACGTTCTGGCTGATGCTCAAGGCCAAGTGCGACGCGGAGCTGCAGGTGCTTGATGCGCAGCAGCGGCAGAGTCAGGCGGGGTTCTTGAGGCGATGAGCGATAAATATTGGTTGTGGTTGGGACTTTTGTTTATGAGCACTTTGCTTGTTGGTACCTTGTTGGAAAGTTTTGGCGTGATTCGTTGAACGATTTGTGGTTTAAGTTCTTCATGCCAGGATGGTCCAAGCGCAAGCGCGGCGTGGTGGAAGCCGCCTTTTACCAGTTCCTCAACGCTTGCAGCATCGACTCGAAGGACGACGGGCACATCTGCCTGGGCGAGAACCTTTACGACGGTCAGATCAAGCTCATTACCGAGATTTTTGACGCGCTGGAGCGGGATGTTCATCGCATCTTTGTTCTGAAATCCCGCCAGCTTGGCATTTCCACTATCGTCCGTGCTCTCACGGTCTTCATGCTGGGCATCCACCGCGGCCTCGCTGGTGCGCTGGTGTTTGACACCGCTCCCAACCGCGAGAATGCGCGCCAGGAGCTGGTCGCGATGATCCGTGACCTGCCCGAGTCGATCAAGTTTCCTCACGTCAAGGGGGCGGGTGAGGGCAACCGCGAGGGGCTGACGCTGGAGAACAACTCCAAGATTTTGTTTAAGTCGGCCGGCGTCAAGAAGTCCAAGTCGTCGGGTACGCTGGGCCGGTCGATTGGCCTCGCCTTCGCGACTTTATCGGAGCTGTGTTCCTACGACAACGATGAGGGTTTGGAGGCGTTCGAGCAGTCGCTGTCGGACGTGAACCCCGATCGACTCTACATTTACGAGTCTACGGCGCGCGGTCCCAACAAGTGGCAGGACATGTGGGAGGAGGCGCGCAGGGACAAGGCGCATTCTTGCTGTGTGTTCCTCGGGTGGTGGTCCAAGCCGAGCCAGTGCATTGGTCGCGACGATCCCGACTTCTTGCGTTACGGCGAGCAGCTGCCGACCGAGCGCGAGGTTGCCAAGATCAGGCTGGTGCGCGAGCTGTACGGGCACGAGATTACGCAGGAGCAGCTTGCCTGGATCAGGCGCAAGATGGACCCGACGGCTGTTTATGAGACGGATTCCGACACGACGACCGAGTACGAGGGTTCGACGACTCGCATCCAGGAACAGCCGTGGACTGAGGACGAGGCGTTTCAGATCACGGGTTCGCAGTTTATTCCAGCCGACAAGCTCACGGCGCAGTATCATTACTCCGCCTCCGACCGCTTCGATCGCTATCACTTTACGCCCGGCGACGAGTTTTCCCGGATGATGGTGCACCGGACGAACTCCGTGAAGCTGACCGAGATGAAGGTGTGGGAGGAGCCCGATCCCGAGGGCGTCTATTGTCTCGGCGTCGATACCGCTTTCGGGGAAAACGAGCACAACGATCGCTCCTCGATCGAGGTGGGGCGTTGCTACGCCGACGGCATCGATCAGGTGGCCGAGTTCGCTTCGCCGCACCCGACACCGCAGCAGTTCGCGTGGATGCTCGCGGCGATCATGGGCTGGTATGGTGGGTCCGAGAAGGCTGAGGTGCGCTATGTGCTGGAGCTGAACGGGCCGGGTCAGACGGTGTTCAACGAGATTAAGAGCTTGCGGCACCAGATCGACAATGGCTACCAGTCGCGTGAGATCGAGGAGAAGGGGCTTAAGAATATATTCCGCAACGTGCGCACGTTCATCTACACACGGCCGGACGGGATGGCGGCGGGCCAGAACTGGCACATGAAGACTAACACTAATCTCAAAGTCATGTACATGAACCACTTGCGGGACTACGTGATTTCGGGGTTGTTCCGCGTGCGATCGACCGACCTCATCGAAGAGATGCGCACGCTCGCGCAGGACGGCGACACGATCGAGGCGCCGAGCGGCAAGAAGGACGACCGGGCTGTTTCTGCGGCCTTGATGGTGTATTATTGGCAGAAGGAGATCAGAAAGAACTTGATCATGCGCAAGCTCACGCGCGAGGCGGAGGCGGCGCGGCGGGCCTTGACAATGCAGGGGGCTCTGCAATTGTTCAACAAGAACAAGCTGGAGGCGTTCTTCGCCGA